GGCGGTTGATTGTCGCGCTGCCTGGCCTACAGCCAGAGGTGTACGACAACATTGGAGGCACCGGTCCGGCATTCTGGTCCTCTCTCGCCTCAGCGGTTAACCAAGGGCAAGGCCCGCAGCGCGGGCCGTCGCAATTAATTACCGCCAATGCTGGTGGGGCTACGGTTGCCCCGATGCCGTTCGCCACGAGTCTCGGTGCCAGCGCGCCTGGCTCTGATGGAGCATCCAATGCATCGGCTGCTCAATTGGTAGGGAACGATGTACCCCCGCGCACAGGTATGTATGCCCTGCGTGGGCAAGGCTGCGGAATCGCTCTCCTCGCCGATGCGGATGACCCTACCCAATGGACAACCCAAGCGACGCTCGGACTTCAGGAGGGGATCTATATGATCCTCACCGGTCCGGCTGGCGACACTATTCAGAATGCAGTCACAGTCATGCAACAAGTGGGTCTCGACAGTTACTCGGCGAAGCTGATGTTCGGTGACTGGCTGTGGTGGTCCGACCAGGTGAACAGCACGATACGGTTGGTTTCCCCGCAGGGCTTTGCGGCAGGCCGGTTGGCTAATCTATCTCCAGAGCAATCAAGCCTCAACAAGCCGATCTATTGTGTCATTGGCAGTCAAACCTCAGGAACGCCGGGATCTGGGCAGAGCACCTCTTATTCTGCAGCGGAGCTTGCGGTGCTGCTGGGAACTGGGATCGACGTGATATGTAATCCTCAGCCGGGTGGAAGCTACTGGGGCGTTCGGGGAGGTCACAACACGTCCTCCGATTCAGCCGTCGATGGAGATAACTATACGCGTTTGACCAACTACATCGCTGCGACGTTGGCTTCGGGCATGGGTCAATTTGTGGGGCAGGTTATCAACGTCGATCTATTTCAAAGCATTCGTTCGGCTCAACTCTCGTTCCTGCAGAATATGTTAAGCCAAGGTCTGCTCGGCAGCACCGACGGTACCTTGCCTTTCAGTGTCATCTGTGATAGCTCAAATAATCCTTCCAGCATGACCGGCTTAGGTTATGTTCGATCGGATGCTCAAGTACAATATCAAGCAATAAATGAGAAGTTTATTGTGAATATCGAAGGCGGACAGACGGTGCAGGTAGCTGTGCAAACCCTCCCGACTGGCCAATCAAGCTGATAAGGGCATCCACCTATGTCATTCACCGCATTTTCGATCGGTCGCGACACACAGCTTGTAGTTATGGGCCCCAACGGCCGCGTTGATCTGGAACATGTTACATCGTTCGAAAGCCGACAAATCACTCAATCCGTACGGGTCAGCCGGCTGGATGGGAGCCAACTGGGGGCGGAATTGCCCAAAGGTTGGGAAGGCAGCTTTGAACTGGAACGTGGAAACTCCGTAGTTGAGGATTTCATCGCGTCATCTGAGCAGACATACTATAGTGGCGGAAGCCCAGCCGCTAGCGCCATGTACCAATATATTAACGAAACGGACGGGTCAACTTCGACGTATCAATATGATAACGTTACGTTCAAGTTGACAGATGCCGGGACCTGGAAGGGCGACAGCAGTGTCAAGCAAAAGCTCGAATTCTTTGGCGTTCGTAGGCGTAGAATCTGATGACGCCCTCTGAGATGATCATTGCCGCGGCGACGGAATCGAGACTGGTCGTCGACACCTTTGGTCGAAGAATTTCCATCCGCCTCCCAACAGCCTTGGACAAACTGCGGCTTCTTAAGGCCGCTGGGCCGGAGCTAGCCATGAATCAACCGTGGCTGTCAATGGCTGTGCTGGCAATCTCTGTGACTTCGATCGATGATGTCCCCGTACCCAGGCCCTCTACGGAGGGACAGATCGAGGCTTTGGTAAGCCGGTTGGGTGATTCTGGAATTGATGCAATTGCTGAGGCGATGATCTCGTTGACTGAAGTCGACCAGACGTTACAGGCAGCCAACGCGGGAAACTCTCCCGGCACCCCGACCTGACCGACTGCCTTTACTTAGTCAGGAATGGGGTGCCGTTCGACGTTGCGTTTTCACTCCCGCAGGATGAACGGATGGCATATGTCGTTGCTTTCGGCACCTTGGATGGTCACCAGTTTGACTGGGAGGTGCGTGAATGGAGGCATCTTGTATAACTTATCGTAACGCTATGCATCGCCAGTTGCGCTCCGCCGTCGTCGCAAGGCACAGCACTGCTCCGATTCTCAAACTCCGCCGCAAGAGGAATGAAGTGGGAACATCGATCATTCATGAAACTACCTCAACTTCTGCAGGTCGCTGCGGCAATCCTCGGAGCCGCAATCGGCGGTACGCGCTGGCGCTGGCCAAGACCCCTAGCACCCATCTTGAGACTGCGCCCCCCAGCTTCGTCAACTACAACAATCTACCAAAACGGGCTCACGTCGCCATTACCGGTTCATCCTGCGATTGCGCTGGCTTGCTCGATCCCAGCAGCAAGGACGACAGCGCCCGCCTACACGATTTCCCTGCCTGCCGTACTACGCGAGGGAGCGCCGGGCGCCGGATACCCAAGTCATGCCCTTCAGGTTGCAACCAGTTGGTTGGAGCGAAAGGCGATATCTACGTCGCCCCTTTTTGTTCTTCGGAGACTGACCAGCCGGACGAACTGGCCGGTACGATCCGCGTTGCCGCGCGACATTCTACAGATGTCGGCGACACGACATCAATCACGTTCAACAGCACAGCGGGCGGCAGGTATTACTCAAAGGACACGCCCGCTTCTGGGCGTACCAACCAGAGAGCATGGTGCTTCGGACCAATTAGCGCCACTGCGAAGTCAGATGCCCGCAGGAGTCGGATTGCGCTCAAATGATAACGTTCGTCGCGCCGGCGCGATGTCAATCGCTTCCATCCATCGAATTCAAAAGAAGCATTCGCATCCGTTGGGAGCAACGCACAAATCACGAATCTCAGTTGATGCGGTGATTGCCCGCTTAGGGCGTATCTGTGCAAACGCTAAGCAGATCCGCGTCTCTCGCGCGCACCTTCACGCGTCCACGGCACCGACAGTGCATCCCGGGGTACACGTCGGCATTGCTCAGTGTCCAAGCGGGCGCGCAGGATTGCAACCTAAAGAATCCAATGATAGGCAGGGCGCTGGCGAACGAGGAGACCTGTATATGGATGGTTCGACGCTGGGTCGGTGGTTAATCAAGCAATTGAACAACGAGGTTGTTCGCCCACGCACCGGTATTATGGCCGTCGACCTACGTGCTACTCCGTCTTGGGGCGGCCCCTCTTTGGCGATATGAAGTCTTCGCATGCGTGCGGGCTAGCACAAAAGTACGTAGCCATGATTACGGTACCGCATCAAAAAAGGGAACGTAAAGATGGATGTGGTATTGATTTTGGGACCGGTTTCCTTTTCTGCCTTCGAGGTCCCGGCTGGCATTAATTTCGGAGGACAGCAGATTTTGGCTGTCCATCAATTAACTGATGGATATAGGGTTATCGACAATATCGGCCCGGCACAGGCTGAAATATCTTTTTCGGGGATCTTTTCCGGACCTGATGCCACCCTGCGTGCAAGATTGTTGAATTCTCTTCGCATGACAGGAGCAGAGATTAGTCTCACTTGGGACATCTTTTTTTATACCGTAATGCTAAGTCGATTCGATGCCGATTACGAGAGTCCAGTATGGATACGATACAAAATATCCTGCACTATATTGCGCGACGAAGCAGCTGCTGTGACTTTTGTTCCTCCTTCATTGTCAAACTCATTACTAACGGATGTAGGAACCGCGGCCGCCCTATGTACTGGTGCCGGAATTGACTTTAGTCTAGCACAAAGCTCAGTTGCCGCGCCCAATGCGGGCACGCTGGGCAGCGCGGCATACGCCGTGGCCCAGGCGGCGCTCAACGCCGCCCAATCGGCGATTTCTACTCAGGTTAATCAAATGGAAACCACGATTGATTCCGCATTCTCGTCCGACGAGACCTCGGCCAATGCATTCGCCGGGGACGTCTCGGCAGCTGCTGCAGCTGCTCAGCGGTTGGCAGTCTTGCTCAATGGAGGCGTCTACATCAGCAGAGCAGCTCGCAACCTTTTGAATGCAAGCTCATGACGTGCAAGACCATAACCGTTGCTGGCGGAAACCTGTTTCGGGTAGCAGCAGAACAGCTCGGCGATGCTACCCAATGGCTTAGAATAGCACAACTAAACGATACCGACGACCCGGTGCTTTCTGGTATTGTTACTCTAAT